TTCCAGCCGATGCGATGATGATGTCGTTGATAACCCCAAAGGATTGACCGACATATTTCTCACGCAATCCAGCAAGGTCCTCTTCACGCTGGGCTTGACCCATCTTGGACTTTGCGTCAGCCGTGTCTACCTGCATTCGCCTTTGTGCTTCGGCTTGCATGGCTTTGATTTGCAGTTGCTCCTGCTCGCTCAACCTATCCAACTCCATCTCGTAGAGTTGCAGGTTCAGGTCCTCCACGAACTTGATGATGGCGTTGTTTTCTTCCCTTAACCGCTCCAAACGCTTTTGGGTGGCCTCTGCTTCCTTGCGTTGGCGTTCTTTGACCTGTGCCTCCCTCTTTTGGTCTGCTGCGATTTGGGCGTTCGTGTGGGCTTCGTATGCATCCCGGTAATTGGAAAGGGCTGCTTCTTCACGCATCAAAGCGTCCTCCCTCGCCTTGGCTGCGATGGCTGGGTCGGGTAGATTCAGGAACCTGCGGACCGCTGCGGTCAGTTCATCCCACTTGGCGATAAGTAGCCCTACGGCTGCGATGGCTGCACCGATACCCGTTGCAAGGAGGGCGATTCTAAACGCCTTCATGGCCCCCGTACTCGCACCGACTGCGGTTGCGTAGAGTGCTTGTGCTGCTGCCTGCCCTTGGGTTATCAGTATGGAGTCTTTGTTGAGCAGGTTGGCAACCTGTTGCACTCCGTTAGCGAGAGCCATCGCCCCTTGGACCTTCAATAACGCCTTCTGCAAGTCCTCGTTCTCGGAGCCGAACAACGCTGCTGCACCTTGGGCGATTTGGAACCCAGCGGTGATTCCTTGGATTCCAGCGACGAAGGTATCGATGTTGCGTGTGTCCGATGCGAGGTTTTTGATTCGCTGGCTTGTGTCCCCGATTTGGTCCTTGAGTTTCCCTGCCTCCTGTTCCATTTGCTTGAAAGCCTTGGTCCCGGATTCCCCAGCCAAAGCCATCTCGGTCAGGGTCTTTTGGAGTTCCCTGAGCCGTTGTTTAGCACTCGTCGTGCCTTGTGCGGTTGAGTCTTTAAGCCCTACTTCGAGGACGATTTCTTTAGTAACTGCCATAGTTTAACCTTCGGAGGGTAGTTCAGGGTTTACGGGAGGCTCGTAGCCGGGGTCAATCGGATCATCGTCAATCGGGCCGTTAAATAGTCCCGACGGGTCGCTTCTTGGTGGCAAGGTGGACTTTGCTACAAACTCGGTAAGGTTGAGGATGCGGCGGAGCGTTACACGGCAGGGTTTCATCTGCCCTACGAGGTAGTCCCGTATTTCGATCAACCGCCAACGGATGCCGCCGTAATAGATGGGCTTGCGGAAATCCAGTTGGTAGATGTCCACGCTTGATAGCAGCATCGTGAGTTCTAACTGCAAGGCTTCCTGCGATACCGTTTCGTTGATGTAGTTGAGCCAGTAGGTGTTGTAGAGGTTGTTATTGGTGTAAACGAAGGTGTTGCCGCTTGCGTTCACGGCGTTGTAATACACCAAGCGAGGTTGCCCGAAGGCGAGGTCCACCGTTGGGGCATAGGGGTTGTCAATGTGCGACACGAAGGGCATCTTAAGGATACCCACGGATAGGGCTACATTCCCGCTGACCCCAAACTGGTAGGCCCATTCGGTCTGCCCTTCAATCAAGTTGTACTGCGCCAATCGGTAGCCCGTCTGCAAAGGCTTGACGCTCCCACTTGCGAGGCCTCCGTCAATGTCCCAAGTACGGCCCACGATTTTGTCGGTGCTGAAAGATGCGGGTATCAAGGTTCCACAAAGGGTTTCAACCATCTTATCCCCTTTACCATAAAAGTTGGAGGTGTTGAAGATTCGGCCTCCGTAGCCTTCCCGTGCCAATGGGTAGGACTGCTTGTAGGTCTTGGACAAATAGTCACCCATGTCCTTGTATTTGAACACGATATTGGTGTAAGCGTTGGGGTCGCCGTTGGTCAGCACTTGCTCTTGGTTCTCATCGGATTTCTGCGACCAGTCCACCACCCCCGAAGCGTAGAAGTCCTTCCAAGGCTCGATGTAAAGGAGTTTCGGGTCTTGGGGGTCGGGCATGAATTGAAGGTTGAACATCTTCTGCAAATCTTGCAGGAGGTCGCTCTGCTTAACATCGGCAGGAAGGGCGGTCCGCATATCCAGAACGCCGATATTGGATGGGTTTTCGAGGCAGGTCCATTGGACCGTTGCACCTGACGGAATTGTGTAAAAATTATTTGTTGTCAACGAATTGACTCGGAATCCAATGTTAATTGCTGCATTTGCGGGTGCCGTAATATTGTCAAATCGAATCGTGTATCGTTTACCCGTTAATCCGTTAACGCTTGGACCGATGTTTACGATGTCACCTGATGACGACAAATCACGTATTGAGGCGCTATAAGTGTAAAGGCTATTTGCCACCGTTGACGAAACCACAAATCCTATCTCAACATTCCATCGAGATGGAGCGACAGGGGCATTGAATTGGCTATTTGCCGTTGACCAATAACCCGGACGGTCATAATATGGACCCGTTGAATCGTTTTGAAAATCAATCGTTCCATTGTCATTAACCAAGTATGTGATGCTTCCCGTACTTGCCGCAAAAATGTTGGAACCCGATAGATTGGTCGGCATTGTTCCCGCAGCGTATGGCATCACCAACTTTTTAAAGAATGTCGAGTTGAAGAATGTTGACGAGTAGCGAAACCCGGCCTCGGCAAATATCAAGTCCACCATCTTCTTGACATAGATGCTGGGACCGAGCCTCCACCACGGGGCTTGGAACCAACCGCCTCCTTGGTTCAATATGTCCGTGAATCCCGCCGCATCAATGACCCCGTAAACATACCCGCTGCTTGCCGCACCCGATGCCGTCCAAGTACCGCTCACATGGCCGCTGGTTGGCGTGTGGTTCATTCCTGTAACGCCAGCCGTGTTGACGAGCATATTTCCCTCGATGGCTTTGAACAGGCTCACGTTGTCCGTGAATAGCCCGACTTCGTAAGTTACCTGTCCCTTGATTTTAGCCATGGACAGGAGTTGCAGAACTCCGCTGAATACTTGGACCCCGTCCTCCCACATCGCTGCACGAATCCGCTTGTTGGGTTGGAATCCACCCACAAAGGACTGGATGTTGTAAGCGTAGGCAAAGCAGGCCCGATTCGTCGGGGTGTCGGGCAGGGTGATGGTTTTACTGAATGATCCCCGTTGCTTGGTAACATCCTCAATGTCGCCAATCGAATAGGTGACAGCGATATCCGTGCCTCCCATCGTGTCCAGCACATAAGCGAGTTCGGGTTGGTCGTAAAGGGTCGCAAAGGTCGAGAACAGGCAGCCAAAGCAAGCGTCCTCCCTGCTCGTAGCACCATCTGCATCGGCTCGGTCGTTGAACGCATTCCAAGCCTGTAAGTCGGTGGTGAAGTCAGCGGTCGGGTAGGCGATGAGGGTTACGCTCATAGGATGTTATTCTTGTAGGCGACTGCAACCTCAACCTGCAACTGAGTCAGGCGGTCGTTCCTTCGGGTGGTGAATTGGTAAGTATTAGCGTTGACGATAGCCTCGACTAACTGCCCATCCAGTTCAAGCCATACCTGCCCCGACCTGACCATCTCGATAAGCCAAGCAGACTCGGCATCCGTCAGCCAATCGGAGTTGAGGGCGTAAACGTAATCGAACTCCCCCGCCCATACTTTGTCGTAGGTCGTGGTCGCATAAACATCCGAGTTGTAGCCGAAGGTCTGCCGGGTAATGTTGGCTCTCTTGCGGTTCTTTAGCGTGAAGGTGTAGGAGTCAATGCCCCCGTACTTGTTTTGGAAGTGGACCGGGATGGAGTTAAATCGCTCGCAGGGGCCGAAGGTGAAGGTCGTGATGACTGACCCCAAGCCCTGATTGGCCAAGAACTGCACCGTGTAGGAATCCCCCTCAACTGCTCCGCTTAGTGCTGCAATGGTTCCCGATAGTTGAGCAGGTCCGCACCCGAATCGCTGGATATTGAAATCCGTTGTACCTGAAAGGCTTGGGCTGACCGCTATGTCGTAATTGACCCCCTTGTAAGCAACACGGCCCGAAACGAGGTAGGTGTCATTGGCGGACACGGCAGTAAACTTCGTGGCGTTGATAGCAAGCCAAGCCTTGCCTCCACGATACACGGTGAAGGCCGATGGCGTTGTCAGGGGCTTAACGGAGTTGAACGAGGACCCGATTCGGAAGTAAGGGCTTAGGCTCCAGTCTTGGAACTCCAACTGCTCCAAGTTCCCCGCAAACCCCATGACCCCGCTGACGGTGGTAACCGTTCCCGTCTGCACGACTGGGGTGTTTCCGTATTCCTCCATGAAGTCGAGGCGATATCCCGAATAGTACCCGGCATGATCCACAAAGCCCGTTTGAGTTAGCGATGGCTTAGTCGGTGCAATCAGCGTTTCAACGACCTTGGCAACGTCGAAGAACCCGAAGTTGGTGCTGGGCAGTTTGTCGCACTTTAGCCGGGCAAGGGTCGTCCCTGCTGGGTTCTTGACATCGCAGACGTACCTGTAATTGGGTTGAGCAATCAGCGAACCGCTGACCTTGAAAAGCATCTTGTTGTAAACAGGTGTTGCCACGAGAGGCGACCCTGAAAGGACGGTTGTTGCCATTTTATAGTTTGGTTGCTACGCTTATGGATTTGCCAAGGGTTTCAGCGATTGTGTTCACCAAAACGTCTATCATTTCGGGGGATAGGGCGTTGCTCATGAACTTGGTTCCCTCGACACCTCGCTCACGGATAGCAAAGGCGATAGACCTACCCATGACCAATCCCTGCTCCTGCTTGGTCCGCATTCGCTCAAGTTTGCGTGAGTAGGTTGGAACGACAGGAATGCCCTTATTTGCAATCCAGTCCGCTATGGCTTGGGGTGGTGGAATCTTCTTGTCGTACCTGAACTTTGAGTCCCTTGCGGATATGTAACTCGATGACCTTCCGTGAACCCCTTGGTCAACGTACTTCCAATAAGGGTTGGCCATGATAGCCACGACGATTTGCTTTGCGGATAGTTCGATGTCTTCGGGGGCGATGGATGCCGAGAGCGTTCCCCCTGCGTTGGCGTTGGCTGCTTCGAGGTTCTTCTTCGCAAGTTCGATGACCCGTTCAATCCACTTGACCAGCACGTCGTGGGTTGGCGACTTGCCTCCACCCTTGGGGCCAACGACTGAACCAATCCCCTCCAAAGCGGTTTCGTCGATGCCTTTCATCGAACCGCTGCCGAACTTCCCTACGGGCTTGCCATTGGCGAGGATGGTTGTTTCCATACGGGTAAATGTCCCCCGTGCTGGAATGTGTCTATCTGCGCCTCGCTCGCTCCGCCTCCATCCGTTCTGCTTCCAAAATATCGTGAATCAGGAGCGCATAGTTCAAGAACTCTACCGCCTTCATCGCGAAGATGGCATCGAATTTCAGTACGTCCTTGTTTGCCATCCTCCACACGACCATGAGCCACCCGTACCCTGCGAGCGGGCTTACGTCAAATCCCCTGCCTTCGTCATCAGGTGCTTGGAATAGTCGCTCAAAACTTTCAAGTAGGACTCTGAACTTAACAAAAAAAAACTGACAACCCCCCAAACGTCGCCCACCTTGGCGTGTTTCTTCATCAGTTCGGCTCGCTCCGCATGGGCAGCCCCGTCGTACTTTTTCGGGAAGAATCCGAATAGACCGCCCTCCCTGCACAAGGTCGCCATGATTCGGTGAAGGTTCTGCAACAACTGCTTCTCGTCGGTCGTGTTTGCGTCCATTAACTCAATCAACTGCCCGGCCGTCAACTCATCCGTGAACACCGTCGGGATCCACCACTTGCCCCCGGCTTTGAACTTTCGCTTGTACCCTAATGCAGGCAATGCGTTCCACTCGCTGATAATGGCCTTGTAACGCTTTAGGACGCTCTTGGCGGGCATCTCTCGGACGAGTGATATATCGACCCCCTCAACGATTGCGACGACCCCTGCACGCTTGTCGTAGTCCCCAAGGACGCTGGAGAACTCAATGGCTCCGATGCGTTGGAACTGGTCAATGGTGAGGTCTTGGAGTTTCATAGTTTCAGGAAGGTTTTGTAGGACGATGCCGACGATGCCGATGCAAGGTACTGGCTGAACTCCTTATCAGCCTTGCGTTCTTTCTCCGAATAGTACCAAGGAATGTGCCTCGCTGACTCAAGTAATGAAACCCCACCGATGAAGTACTCCTGCCGATTGTAAACGGCAAAGGTCGTGTCGATAGGCACGTCAACTCTCGCTGCCATGATGACCCTTGAGTTACGCTGACGAGTCGCTTCGTAGTTGTTCACGTGGGTATAGTACGACGACCTTGGAGGCACGTCATCCCATCGGAGCGACAGGCCAACCTTGCCTGCTTGGGGGAATTGCTGCAACCACTCCAAGCACATGGGAATTGTCCGCTTGCTGGTCTTGTAAAGGTCAAGGTCCGGGTCTGTAACCGCATAGAACGGCTCTCCCAGTTGTTGCACCAAGCCCGAAGTCCATGGGGCTTGATGGCCCAAGTTTTCGTCAAGCATCACGACCTTGCAGGGGTTGGTGGCGTACCACTCCAGCAATGGCTCGTAGGTTGAACCGTTGTCAACGATGTAAATGTCCCCAATCCCCTCCCACTTGCTCAAGTCCCTGACCATCGCTTTGGGCCACGTCAGCAGGTTGCGGTTGTTGATGATGACGGGGATGCCCATGTTAGAACTTGTAAACGGCAATAAGGTCATCGTATCGGCCCGATTCGCTAAGGTCTATGGCCTCAAAGATTGAATTGCTCGGTGCTACGGCTGACAGGTTCACGAACCAATCCTTGCTCTGCACGTCCTCAATCATCAAAACACCGCCTTGGTTCATCAACGGTGCATACAGGCTGACGACCTGCAACATAGAGCTTAAGGTGTGCGGGCCGTCGTCAAGCAGGAAGTCGATGCCGTTTTTAAAATAGTCCCTTGCGACTTGCACGGATTCGGGTGTGTAGGCCGATGCGATGTGAAGCCTTGAACGAGTCCAGTCAATGTGCTTGTCAGCCTTTGGCTTGACTTGGTTGGCAATGTCGTAGAACAGGAACTTGGCCTTGGGCAGATACTTGCACCACATGGCCATGGACCCTCCGTGCCATACACCTATCTCCACGAAGTTGATGGAATCGGCTCGCATTTCAGCCAAGTACTTGGCATAGGTGCTTGTGTAGTTGTGGCCGTTGGCTTTGTCGGTTCCTCCCTGCCAGTCAGCACCATTGAGGTCTAAGTCGTCGAGGATGGCAATCAGTTCTTTGTCTTTCATGGTTAAAATGTGATTACAAACTTTTCGGGACCCGGCCATCCGGGGTTGGAGTCAAATACCTTGGTGTCGGGCTTCTTGCCAATCCAATGTTCGGCCTGCCAGCGGTGGTCCCGTACCGGCTCACCCAGTTCCTTGATGTGGCTTGACTTGGCCCACCAATAGGTCCCCCCAAAGTAGGGATAGCCGTCGGGGTTGTTGTGATCAGCCATGTGTGGGAACTGCTCTTTGGTAATCCAATGGCAGCCTACGGCATCCACTCCTTCAAGCAGTTGCAAGCAGCGCTCCCAAGCCACGACGTTGAAGAAGGTCATGCTGCGATTCCAAAGTTGGTTGATGAGGGACGGGTCGCTTGCCCCCTTCGTGTGGGCGTACAGGTACACGGCTTCCTCTTCCTGCGAGGCCCGGTACATCTCGGTCAGCGTCGCCTGCTCCCAAGCGTTGGTCCGGGTTACCACGACCTTGACCTTATCAGCCACCATTGACCCTTCCAGCACCTCCTTGACCGCCTTGCGTTGTTCGGGTGGACCGACGATGCCGACCCTGATTTCATCCAAGACGTTGATGAGGCCGTAATTGCACACAGCCATCATGTGCTGGTTGAGGATTAACTGCCAGTTGCCTCCGCAGTAGGTGTGGTAGTAGTGGACGACTTTCATAAGGTCCAAAGGAGGGTTAGAAGGGTGAGGATAAAGAAAACGGCTGCAATCGTCTTGCCGATTTCGATGAGCAGGTCAAGGATGCGTTCGGTGTTCATTTAAGCAGCAAGGTTGTTCTCTCTTTAAGCAGCAAGGCTATTCTTTCATCTAAAACTCTGTGATAGGTTTTCATTGCTTCAAGTTGAGCATTAAGAAGTCCAAACGCAATTTTATCCATTGATTCAGCCTTATCGCTTTGAATAAAATGCTCAAGTTTAGTTATTTTTATGTAAAGTCCATCTCTTTCGTCTAATAGGCGCACGACAAAATCTCTCATATTGTTTGGGGTTTGATGCCTCAAAGTTACACCACAACGTACTTCCCTGAGTTACTGACCCGTAACTTGTTGAGTGCCACATACCGCATCGCATCGCAGGCGTGGTTGAAGGAGTCAATCGGGACCCCCGTGTTCTTGCCCTCTTTGTCGGTCGCCCAAGTATAGGACCGCAGTTCCTTGATGAGGTTGGTGCTATCCTTGGTTACCTGCAACTTGTAGCGTTTCAGGATGTCGATGCCGTTCCTGACCGAATCAGGACCCTTTTCAGCTGGCTTGATGTTGAAGCCAAGTCGGTAGATTTCCTCGATGCTCTTGGGTTCTGCTGAATCGGCCACGATCTCCCAAGCCCTTGTGATGCCCAAGGACCGCAACTTGTCTGCGATGTCTTGGTTGGTCAGGCCCGTAGCGTAGAGCAGTTCTTGGATGAGCAGGCAGTCCCCTTGTCGGTAGATTGCTACGAGTGCCGTAGGGTCGTTGCTAAAGCCCCAGTCAAGCCCAAGGGCGACGAATTTCGCTCGGCTGACATCGATACCCTCCACGACCTCGAAGTCCTCGTAGATGGCTCCTTGTAGCGTCCCGACTTGACCGAGGCCGTAGACCTTGTACCAGTTCGCCCAATACTCCGAAGTTTCAGCCTTGACCCGTGCTTTCTCGATGAAGTCCCTCGCACTCTTGGGGCAGGCTTCGTTGTCCTTGTAGGTTAGAATGAGGAAGTCCACGTCCTCGTCGTGCATCAGTTCGGAATGAAACCAAAACTCGTTGACCGGGTTCCAGTCAAGGATAACCGACTGCTTGGTTCGTGCAGCCAATTCCGTGTAAGCGTGGAAGGATAGGTTGTTGGCCTCGTTCATGTAGAGCCTATCCCTTCTTGCACCCCTCAACTTGGAATCGTCGTCAGCCGAAAAGAATTCGATGTAAGACCCGTTAGCGAACTTGTACCGAAAGTCGGTGGCGTTCCATCGGGCAGCATTGAACCGCCCTGTAACGGTCATAATCTTCATGAAGTCCCTCATGGCCCCACGCTTGAGGTGTGGGATGGATTCGGCTACAACGCTCGTTTCCGTGTAAGGGTTCTTGGTGCAATGGTCAATCTCAACGGCAAGGATGGAATACGTCTTGGATGCAGACGAACCGCCTTGTACCCCTTTGACGAACCGCTTTAACTCACGGACCTTATTTACGGCCGTGGTTCGGATGAACTTCTCCTGCTCTTTCAAGGGTCTTTATCTTTTGCAGGTAAACCACCGCATCCATCAGTTCCTCCTGTAAGTGCTGAATCCACTCCATCGGGGTCAGGTCGTTGCGGTCCATGGTCGTGCCGTACTTGGCTTTGCCCTGCTCGGCTCTTGTCCTGAATTGGTCAATAACGCCCTCAACGATTGAATCAGCCATTGTCGGGGAATAGGGGCTGCTCTATGTGGACTGTGTTCTCTTGGCGTTCCACAAGGTTGTTGAGGCGTTGAGTGATGGATGGGTTGTACTGACCAACCATGCCCCCCTCAATTTGGTCTTGACGGATGGTTCGCCTTATACGCGAGCAGATGGCTACATAGTCGTCATATCGCTTGTCCCTGTTTGTGAAATAGGCCCCAAGGTCCTCAATTATATCTGCATCCGCACACCAATTCTCAAAGCCTTCCAAGGTCAGCGGACGCTCCAAGGGTTCGTATTGGGGAATAGCATCCTTGCCGGGAAATACCGTCTTGAGCCTTGGGTTGCTCTTGACCCCTGCCCGGTATGCTTCAAAGTACTCCCACATCTTTTCGGGAGTTTCAATGTACTTGCCGTTGCCCTTGCTGGTTCCCATTAGTATTCGATTTTGTCTATGAGTTCGTCAATCTTGTCCACTATCTTCATCTTGACCGCAAACGCATTCGGTGAGTTCGAATCGTCCACCGCTCCGATGCAGTCGCAGAGGGTGGTTATCACCATCATAAGCGAGTCCATCCGAGCCTGCACTTGGGCTTCGTCTTCGTCTTTAGCCTTCGAGTTCGCCAAGTTCCCGAAGTTTGTTCCTGCTCCATGAGAGAGCCGACTTGCCACCCCACAGGAGATACGAGATGTAACCGCAGTCGGAGGTGTCGTCAGCGTTGTCGTAGTATGTTTCTGCACGGGACAGGTAGGAGTGCATCCGCTTGATGGTTTCGACCGAGATGGCTTCCCCGTTGGCAAGTTGCTGCGCACGGACCTTGCCCGTCTGGGTAGCACACTTGTTGCCGTTCCTTTCGTTGAGTTCTATCCCTCGCTTGGCATTGTTCCTGATGCCTTCCCCATAGTCCGAATAAGACTCGAACTGCTGCCTTTTGTGATTCTCCCAAGTTGAGCCGCAAACGGCCAATCGTTGAGCCGTATCGGGGAACTCCGTGTTGACGTTGTTGTTGGACATACAACGACCAATGAAGCCTTCTCTTGACTCGTTATTGTTCGGGATTGGCAGGGGCATTCAGGGAGTGGGTTATGGTGTTTTGATTGGCTTCGGCAAACAAGTCCGCTTGAAGGTAAATGTATTGGAGAGCCGATTTTACGCAGTCGGCACACCACCAATTCGTGGGCGGTCGTCCGTGAGCGGTCAGGATGGCTTGCAGTTCACCAACCGCATCGGGTGGTAGTCGCATGGTCAGCGATGCCACATATTGGTCCCAATACTTGCGATGCTTTTGAGCAATTACGAACTGGTCGTTGGTCATTTGAAGGTCCATTCTCGGATGATTATTGCGGTGGCAGATGAGGCAAGACCGAGGATTGGGGCCAAGTACCATTGGCACGTTGGCAGGGTCAGGGCAACCCCAAGCCAAAACCCGAAGCAGGTCATGCACGAAAACGGCTTCCGCTTCGCAAAGGGCAAAGCGTAGAACCACGAAGGCAGGACCCGGAACTCCACGACCGCAAGGGTCGCAAGCGCACTAATCAGGATGGGATAGACCAGTATATCCATTGGACTCGATTGCGGTTTTGATTTTGGCCTTGGCCTGTTCGATGGAGTAGATGATGCTACGGTACGGGATGCCCGTTTCTCGGCTCATGGCTTTCATATTCCCTGTCTGCATCAGTAGGTTCAGAAGTTCCTTGTCGTAGGGGAACGCTCCGTCCTTCGCCCAAGAGTCCATCTCTTGCTGGGCAATAGCCCAAAGGTCGTCAAGCAGGGAGTCGTAGTCCTTGCTTAGTTCTTGGGTTTCGGGATCCACTTCGACCCGCTCGTCGTGGTGTCGGTACTTCTTTGCAAATTGGTTGTTGTTGCCCCGATACAGGTTCATGATGAGCCGAACGATGTAAAAACGCAGGTAGCCTTGGACCTGCATCTTGGTAATCTTATCGGGGTCTTTTTCGAGTAGAATCAGGACGACCTCTTGTTCGAGGTCCTTCCAAAGCGGATTGCCCCCGGTGATGGTGAGGCAAGCCTTGCGGATTTCTCCGCTGCGATAAAGGTCAAGGACGATGCTCTCTGCGTTCACTCACGCAAAGATGGAGGGGGTTCTCGCTAATGTTGCAAAAAATCCCGTGTCCTGTTTAAAACCTGTGTACGAAGGAATTTAATGTCGGGCCTTGCTCTCATGTTTTTGGCAAGGATTTCGAGGTTGTGCATGACCGTAGCATGGTTCCTCTTGATGATACGCCCGATTTGGCAGTAGGTGTAGAGGTATTCCGAGTAGGCGATGTCTGCGAAGATGCTTCGAGCAAGGACCAGTTCTTGGGTTTTGACTTCGCTCAAGATGTCATCGGGGCTGACTCCGACAACCTCTGCCGTATAGCCGAGTATGGTGCGTGAGATTAGGTCCATGTCAAAACGGGTTTGGGGGTAGGGGCATCCAGTGGCTGACTTCGGTCAGGAACCACGTTTGATGCTCGTAGTACCAACGGCCATCGCCCAGCCATGCGTAGGCTTGATTGCGGTCGGTCGTGAATATCAGGACTGGCTCGTAAGGTTCCGGCATACGGTCCAAGCATTTTACCCATTCCATGGTCACGCGTTTTTGGCTTGTAGGATTCGACCGAGCAGGGTCCAGTTCACGGACCACGCCTTAATGGTTTCGCTTTTGTCGGGGCGGTTGCAGTTGACGCAAGCCTTGCGGATATGCAGTTGCCAGCGTCGGAAATCGGTGGGTGTGGTTTTCATGGGTTTGGGGTTTATATGGGACAATTTGCGAGGTTTGAATCAAATTAATTATCATCATCATCATCATAAACAAAGTCAACGCTTTCTGAATAATAACCATTGCTTTCGCCAAACCAACGAATGTCCACATACCCTTTTGCCGTTGCTAATTTGTAAAATGTCCATGTACACGAGCCCCATTCTTCTGCCTCTTTAGTTCTTAAAATGTCTTTTTCAAAGTCTGGTTCATAGTTTGACACCTCTTCTGCCATCAATATTGGCGTTCCAATTAAGTCATTCAGGTCCCCGTTGATGTCTTCAATTGAAACGCTTTCACAGCAATCTTGCTCGTGATACATCTTGTACCTTGTTCCATCGTCAACGATAAAAATTAATTGATCGTTATTTTTTTTAATTTCGGTAAGTGTTTTACCTACTAAGTCCTTAAACTCAGGTCGTGGCTTGATTTTCATGATTTGGTCTTTTATGGTGCAATCCGTTACCTGCAATTTTAAAGGACAAGCTCATACTCCTTTTCAAAATCTTCTTGACAAAACAAAACATATCTTTTCCCAACTCTGACAAGATAATCGCCTTCGTTTACAGATTGTGATTTTGAATTATCAATTCCCCACTCTGTAAAGGCTCTTAATCCGCAAAAGTTTTCGCCTTCATCCCAATCAATATAAGAATGGGAGCAACATTCTTCTATTGCGATTGCCATTTGTAAAGAACCATCGTATCTTATTGCATTAAGATAGTTTTGTTTTGGTCTATAAGTATGAGTTTTTGCACCTAATAGTGCTGCACATTCGAGTGCTGTCATTTCAAGTGATTGAAGTCTATCCATTTTAATTAAGATTTCCGAAGGGTTGGTAAGGTTATAGGCTGACGCTGGGGGAGGTTTGGTAAGAACAGAGGCTGACAATTTGTTCACGAATGAGCGAGTTATCGTTAATTTAAAAGACTATCAATATCAGCCGTTGGTAGTGGCTTCAAATCGTAGCTTTCATTTCTAATTCCGCTTGCTTCCAATTTATATAAGTTTCCGTCTTTGTCTTTCAACACTTTACCATCGTGTTTCCATTGGCAACCTTGAAAAACTACCGCTAACAACAAGACGGTAAAAGCGATGATGAATCGGTTAATTGAAAATTTGTGTTTCATGTGTATAGTTTTTGGGTTTTTCTTTACATTATACCCGAATGCGTATAAATTTTGGGTTTTTCTATATATTATACCCGATTGCGTATAGTTTGAAAAAGTTGATACCTCCCACACGAATCGGTCAGGGTCTTGACTTGCGGTCCGAATCCGTTGCTACGGGATAGCACATACTCGCAGGCATCCCCCTTGGCCCGGACCTCAATCACCCTCCAAGGGCGGTCGTTGGTGCAAGCGGTCAGCAGGAGCAGCAGTAGGAATCGCATGGAACAAATCTACACAACTATTCCACACTTGCGACCACTCGCTGAAAATCCTCAATGCTTCGGATGACCTCGTATCGATACCCTGCCTCTTGGACCACCCCCTGCCACCACTTCTGCGAGAGGGACTGCTTGCCTTTATTGGCTTTGAACTCCAGCATCACCGCACCGGTTGGCGAGAGCCATATCATGTCGCTGACCCCTGCGACCACGCCCATGGCCTTCATCACGCTGCCGGCATAGGCATTCGGTGCGTTGTTGTTGACCGTGAACA